ATCTAGCTGTCAAGCATTTTGGTGACATCTATTCTAACAAAACAAATATTCTATTGAGTGCTCCCTAATGATTTCAGAAAAAGACATTAAAGACTATGCAGAAGACGGGGCTCCACAACCTGATCCTGTAAATCACCCTAGCCATTACAAGAGTCATCCCAGCGGAATTGAGTGTATCCAAATCACAGAGCACATGACTTTTACTCTAGGTAATGCTATGAAATACATCTGGCGTGCTGATTACAAGAATGGTCTAGAGGATTTGCAGAAGGCGGTGTGGTATATCAACCGTGAGATTGAAAAGCGTACTAAATGAACATCACATCTTTTGCATCTTATGAAAAACTGGCTAAGCAATTTGCTCTATATCCTGAAGCTGGCAGTGGAAACACCCTTGCTCTTTCTTATTGCGCCCTCGGTCTTACTGGAGAATCTGGAGAGTATTCAGAAAAAGTCAAAAAGCTCATCCGAGATGGAAAACTCGACAAACCTCTTGCCTTGAAAGAGTTGGGAGATGTGTTGTGGTATCTCACTGCCTCTGCTAATGAGTTGGGTTACACTTTGACTGATGTTGCAGAGGTTAACATTGTCAAGTTGCTAGATCGGCAAGAACGGGGTAAACTCCAAGGATCGGGGGACGAGCGGTGAACCATGAACTACACGACCTAATTGCTGCAAAGCTAGACGTAATGGAGTTTCTAGACATCCTTGGTCTAGAACTAGAAGATATTCTTGATAAATTTAACGAAGAGATTGATGAAAACAGAGAAGACCTCTTGGCAGCTTGCCGCTGAAACTCAGCGTGGTAAAAAAGAATATCTAAAACGATTGGTAGAGACTAAAGAAGCTAACAATGCAATTCGAGAGTTTCATGACAAAGGGGCAACCTCATCCAGCGAGATGTGTGAAGCACAAGACTTGGAAGCGGAAGGGGGTATGCGAGATGTGTCGTCTTGAAGCAGACCGTAAACTAAAAGAACAAGAAGCCCTCACGGGTTCTAATAAGCCAGAAATCAAGATTAAATGAATACACCATGGTCCAGCCTAGGGTACATCACCTACAAACGCACCTATGCTCGACGTTTAAACGAGCATGATCCATCCTCCCCAACTGAAGAGTTCTCTGATACAGTGGTCCGTGTTGTTACGGCATCTAACACACAGCTAGGCTGTGCTTTTACTGAAGAGGAGCAAGAGCGTCTTAGTAACTATCTTCTGTCCCTTAAAGGGACCGTTGCAGGAAGGTTTCTTTGGCAACTAGGTACTCCTACAGTAGATAAACTAGGTCTTAGTTCTTTACAGAACTGTGCCTTTACTGTTGTAGATGCTCCAGTAGAACCCTTTACATGGGCCATGGATTTGCTAATGCTGGGTTCTGGTGTTGGTTACAATATCCAACGAGAGCATATTAACAAGATTCCAGAAGTCAATGTAGACTTTAAGGCCCCTACCCGAAACAATGTCCCAGATGCTGATTATATTGTGCCAGACAGTAGGGAAGGGTGGGTTGCTCTGTTGGGTAAGACACTTAAAGCAGCATTCCTTGCCCATAAAACAGGTCGACAAACCTTTACCTATTCCACACAGCTAATTCGCTCAAAGGGAGCACCTATTAAGGGGTTTGGGGGAACGGCTTCTGGACCAGAAGACCTTGTATGGGGGATTGCTGAGATCAGCAAGATTCTCGAAAAGCGTGCTGGTAAAAAGCTGCGCCCAATAGATGCCTTAGATATCATGAACATCATTGGGGCAGTTGTTGTAGCGGGTAATGTACGACGATCCGCACAGATTGCTATTGGTGATCCTGATGATGTAGAGTTCCTCTTGTCTAAGCGCTGGGACCTGGGTAACATTCCCTCATGGCGTGCTATGTCTAATAATTCTGTGGTTTGTAATGATATCTCAGACCTACATGATTATTTCTGGGATGGTTACGAGGGGAAGGGAGAGCCCTACGGACTTATCAATCTGAAGCTTTCCAGAAAGATTGGACGTCTTGGGGAAACTCAATACCCTGATCCAACTGTTATGGGTTACAATCCCTGTGCAGAGCAGTCGTTGGGTGACAAGGAAACATGCTGTCTTGCAGAAGTGTTCCTTCCAAACATTAGTTCTCTGGAAGAGTTTCAAGACGTATGTAGTTTGTTGTATAGGATCAATAAACACTCCCTAACCCTACCGTGCCATCTAGAAGAGACAGCTACAATTGTTCACCAGAACATGCGTATGGGTATAGGGGTGACTGGGGTTCTTCAGGCTACAGAGGAGCAGAAGAGCTGGCTGGAACCTACTTATCGTTTCCTGAGAGCCTTTGATAAAGAGTATTCTGACAAGAACGGTTTTCCTATCTCTGTTAAGCTGACTACTGTGAAGCCCTCTGGTACACTATCTCTATTGCCAGGAGTGACTCCAGGAGGTCATCCAGGATATGCTCAATACATGCTGCGACGTATTCGTATTAGTGCTAACCACCCTCTAGTTGATGTGTGTAAGTCTCATGGCTATCCTGTCGAGTATCAACAGAACTTCGATGGAACACCAGACTACTCCACAGTTGTAGTAGGTTTCCCTTTTGCTTACCCAGAGGGGACAGTACTAGCTAAAGATATGTCGGTAATACAGCAGCTAGAAACTGTGCGTTGGTTGCAAGAGGTTTGGTCGGATAATAGCGTGTCCTGTACGGTCTACTACAAGAAGGAAGAGCTTCCTGAAATTAAGCGTTATCTAAAGAAATGGTATAAGACTAGTCACAAGAGTCTCTCGTTTCTGCTTCACTCAGAGCATGGATTCAAACAGGCCCCTATTGAGGAAATAACTAAAGAGGAGTATGAAGCATTGGTACAAAAAACAACTCCAATTATATCTATGTCTTCTGTAGATATTGGGCTAGATTATGCTGACTGTGAGAGTGGTTCATGCCCGATCCGATGAATGACTATACGGAATTAGCATGGGCTGCCGGATTTTTTGATGGTGAGGGATGTACCTCTGTTCTAAAAACAGCTAGAGATAAATATGCCTATGTACGTCTAAGTACTTCCCAGAAATATCCAGAAGTTCTAGAAAGATTCCAGAGAGCTGTTGGACATGGTAGTATTTATAAAGCTAAAACTCGTGAAATCTATTCATTGGATGTATATAAAAATGAGCGAGTGATGGATGTTCTGAATCGTCTATGGCCCTTTTTGTCAGAACGTAAAAAACAACAAGCCCTTGATGCAATAACTAGGGTAGAAATCCACAATGTTTGACATCACTCTAGAGCTAATCAACGGCTTGAAAGTTGGTATTGAGCACATGATTCCAGATGAGGAGGAAGAAGAATCAGAATGGGAATAACCTCTCTGCTCATCATCATTGACTTGTTGGTAATTCGTATTGGTATTGTGAAGTACTCTAATGAGGAATAAATGCAACTAAAACGCCTTTCCATAGATGCTGATTTGTCTGAATCCGTATTAGAGCAAGCTACCAGTGAGTGCCCCTCTTCTACAGGGCACTGTCTGTATGTAAGTACTTATAATATAGATACTGGGGTCATTCTTTCTCGACTCTATAAGATGACTTTGTGTGTTGACGACCATCTTCCAAAAGATTCTTGGTATTTGAAATCTCAGTATTTTGGAGTCTTTTCTCCAGGTGCATAAAAGAAAAGCCCCTAAGCTATTAAGGCCTAGGGGCTTTTGTCATTTCCAGATACCAGTCCGCATCTGTTCACTTAGTCGTTTAGCACGGTCAGGGGTTTGCCGTGCCCAGAGGCTTTGTAGCATTCCATTGGCTGCATTGGTATACTCACCATTCTCCACCATCTTCAAGGTGCTACGGAAGCCTAGAAGGCCCTTTACACCCATCTGGAAGGACATGTTTAACAACACTCCTTGCCTAGCTTCATCCAGCCTCGAGAACCAGGGTAACTTCTCTGTCAAGGCAGCAACACGGTCAGCAATGTCATTGTCCAGCAGGAACTCAATTTCATTCTGACGCAACCTACCACCTTTACGTTTATCAATTAAACGTCCAACACCTATGGTCCAATAACCTAGGTGATCTTGGTAGGCGTGTTCTACAACCCCCTCATCACGAATAAGTTGTTTCTTCAACTCTTCTTTCATTGCAAGCTTTCAGAACGTTGTAGGATTTTAGACATTCTAGCAGCATTGAGTAGTTGCCGGGGAGTATTACTCTTGTCAGCATTACGTTCAATCTCTGTGTAGAACTCCTCTTTCATCTG